GTGGTCGCAACATCATAATGCGCAGGGGCATTGCTTTGGTATTCAATATGCCGCGCAATACCGTCCCAAATCCGCGCCGCTTCTGCCGTCGCACCATTTCCTGCCGCTCTATATTTAATCCCCGGCTTATTCATCTTTGCATCATTGATGATGTTTAGATTGTGCTGGCGGGTTTTATTGATTGTTAGTGCCGGTCGCTCGTCGCGCTGCCGGTCATTCCACATTCTTGTCGGCCACTGATATTTGTTGTCAGGGTCGGCGTTCGCAAATTTCAAATCGTCAAGAAAAAGCCTCCGTGCATAACTTTCCCAATCCTCACAGCGCCGAAACCTGTCTTGCGCTCGCTTGAAGATTTTCTGAAATTTGCCGAGTTGTTCGTTTGTAGGTTCTGACATTTGTTATCCCAACCATCCAAGGCTTTCGCCAAATTCCTGCATACGCCCCATCAAACCGCTGTGCTTTTTCAGCGCACCAGCCACTCGTCGAGCCTTAGAGTCAGTCGCGCCTTCACTTGACGCAATCGCCATATATCTAAACGCATCTGCCGCATGTGACGACCAATCATGCACCGGCTCCGCCGACAGCACTTCCGTCACTGAGTTTTCTTCATAATGATAATGGCGAAGTGCGTGAAGTAACTCTTTCTCACATCTTGCTGCATCAAACCAGCATGTTGGAAAGATGCTCCGTGCAGCGATAATGCCGTCGAACTTAGAAAGCCTCGGCACAATTCTGACTCTAAATCCCGCGTCCCGCATCTGCTCTTCGATAGACTTTTTCGATCCGAGCGTTTTAGCTCTCGCATCGTGGGGTAGCCAGCAGGTTCCGTATTCATAAAGCTCCCCAGTGCCCGACCGGCGTGTGCGCAGCACATGAATGTAATGGTCTAATCCTTTGAGCCTATTTTGATAGTAATCCACTATCCTCCGCTGCATTCCCACGTATTGCTCAAAAATAATAGCAGTATGGTCAGATCGGCCCAAGTCCCAGTATAAATTGATTGTTGAACTAGAATGGTGCGGAACGTGTGTGATGCGGCCTTCTTCCGCGCAATCCCGAAGTTCCTCGGCATAGACCGCTCCCTCCAACGCTTTCCGACATTCCCCTTCCCAAACATGCAGATACGAGTCACGATCTTTGGCTTTAAGATCCAGCATTTCCTGTTTGAGAACCTGCGGAAACCACGGATTATCTCTCCACGAAATCTTCTGCACTACCGCATTTTTAGGAGGAGATAACACAAAACGCTGGTAAGTATCGTCAGACTCAAGCTCCGGATTAAAAGAAACCCATATTTCAGAGCCCTCTTTACGGATCGTAGGAATAAGAACTTCCCACGAATTTTTCGTGACCTTGTTCGCTTCCTCAACCCAGCAGATGTCCACACCTTCGTATGACTTAATCTTCGTGACATTGTTGCGAATTCCTTCGAAAGAAAACTCGCTCCCTGTCGATGGGCAGAAAATCCTCGCCTGTTCTATTTGATAGAAAGGCAAAAGCCCTAAAGACTCAATCTGATCTGAAAGTATTTTGTGCACCGAGTCTCGAATTGAATTCTGCAATTCACGAGCACACAACACACGCAAGGACTTTTTTGCCGCCAGCACCACCAGCGCCCTCGCCATTCCCCAACTCTTCGACCCACCTCGCCCGCCGTAAAGCACCCTATACCGCACAGGCAAATCATTGACCTGCGGCCAGAAAAGACACTGGAGCTTTTCTGGCCACTCAATAACTTTTGGGGCATTTTGTGTGGTTAGGTCCATACTATACTCAGTTTCAAATGGGCCTAATTACTTGGCTTTCTTGGCATTGTAGGCTTTGAGGGCCTTTTTGTCCATTGCCATGTCCTTCTTAGACCCCTCTTTGATGCCTTTCGCGGCGAGCTTCTTATCCATCTTTTTGTCCATCGGGGATTTCTCCCACTGTTTCATCGTCATTTTAGCCATCTTCGTTCCTCGTTCTGTCCCACAATTTAAACCCGATCTGCAGGGACAAATAAATACAGCCGAGTATTGGAGCAATCGCCGCCGCCACATCTGAAACGGGTTTGATTGATGAAAGCCATAAAGGCGACGAGATCATCGCCGCCGACACAACCGCCCCCGTCCGTTCTGCCGTGGACTCAAATAAGGTGCCCCAAAGATCCGGGTTGTTATGCTGCATCGTCATTTAATCCATCCGCATTTTAGTGCCACGCCTACAGCATTGTGCTCTCTTATCTGTGCTATCGTCGGAGCGGTATCATGTTTTGAATAATAAATCGCCTTTGCCGCTTGACAGAAACTTGCCCGATCAGTCCCTTCGGAAAGGGTCGTTGACTGGCAACTTGCCATCATTAGTAAGAATGTCAGCACGAACAGCTTCTCTTGCAGCCATTGCAATTTGGACATCATGGATTTGCCCTCTCAAATCTTCCAATCGCTGCTGCGCCTTCCCTGACTCCACAAGATTTTTGTCGTGGAGCCAACCCATAAACCGCACAATCATAGTCGCAATTCCGGACAGGAACCCTATGATTGCGCTAAAACTCATTTCGCCGCGCCCGTTGTGCCGCCGTCTTTCGCTGAAATCAGCCCTAACGCCGACAGGATCATAGCAATCTGAGAGCCAGGATCATTCGGGATCGTCAGACCGGGAATGTTAATGCCCGCATAATGGAGCCCAACCAGCACAATAAGCGCCACACCAGATGCAGTCGTGCGCCAGTTGTTCGTGAAATAATTTGCGATAATCTTGTCCATCATTCACTCCTTAACATCTTCACATTTGATTAAATTCGGGCGGATTTCTTTGCAAATAACGCCACCTTGAAACCTGCCGTCATTCACAAATCCATCCCCTTCAATCCTCGAACATCCGGTCAGCAAGGAAAAGCTCACCGACAAAAGGCAAATCCAGCCAACCGCTGCCATGCCGATCATCATGTAATCTTTATCCATGACCATCCTCTATTTCACCAGCGCCAAAACTTGCGCCTTGACATCAGCAATCCGCGCGCTCCAGCCTTTTCCGAACGTGGACCAGATCGACAAAGACTGCATAAATGCGAGGCGCTTATTGGTGACCGCCAATCCCACATACGCCTTCGTCGCTTGTATGGTGGCCGGTCCGATCTGCCCGTCTTGCGTTACCCCGACAACCGCTTGCAGCGTTTTTGCTGCCCGGGACACCCCTGAGTTCACCGCGAAATCGAAAACGGCAAAGTCAACTCCTGCAGGAAGGTCATCACCTCGAATGCTATCCCAATACTCTTGACGATAAATTGCTGCCACATCTGCTTGGCTAATTGTAAAAACATCAGCATTTGGAAGCCCCTGTTTTTTGCGCCAAGCATTATAAGTGTCTTGGGTTACGCCGAAAGCAGTTCGACCTCCCGGATCTCGAGGGTCGTCAACTTTCCCTCCCTCGTATTTGAGGACCTGCTTGAGCGCTTGTGGAAAATTCTCTTTCATTCACAAATTTCCTTGTGGTGGCCCAAGCCTAACATACCCTTTCCAGATTTTCATCCTAAAGGGTGTATAAATTACTAAATTTCCTTGCAGAATGGGGCTAAACGCTCTCACGCAATTTCCCCTTTATACCACAAAAGATTTGTCTGAAGGCGTTTGTCGTCAGGAGATAAGTCGCAAGCAATTTGGCCTTGCTGGAGGGCCACATCTTTTAGGCCTAAATTCCATGCCGACAATGCTGCAAGATCATGCGGTTCATGTCCCCAAGACGCCGGTTCAGACGTATAAACAAAATCCCGTTGCGACAGGGAGAGGGCTCGCATTGCCGCCCCATAACATTCAGCCCATCGGTGTTGGTTGTGATAAAGTCTTGCAAGTGCGACCCAAGGCTCCCGAGTGTTCGGGGCTTCACCAGCTGCCCGATGATACCAGCCTTCCGCACTTACAGGATCTTCTTTCGCCAGATAGCATTGGCCAAGAACCCGCATCGCGTAGCAGCGGTCATTCACCCATGTGGCTTCCGGCATGGCTAAATACTTTTTGAGCGCCTCAATCGCATCATCCCACCGACAATAATACGACAACTCCCGGGCGTAATAGAAAGCGTTTCGAGGGCAGTGCGGATCTTCCTTAACCGACAATTCCAACAGGTCTAAGTAATGCCCCCGGCTCTTTTCGTGATCTGGATGGTGAGTAATAAGCGTCATGTCGGAAGTTGCCCAAACCTCGGGAACTCGCAAATCCGCTCGGATATGTTCATGGCAGGGGTGGTGCCAGTAATACCCATGCCTTGCGTGGATTTTCATAGAATAAAATTCTATTCCACCGCCCCAGTTAAATTTGTATTGCAGGTGGGTTGTGCCCGGAACCCAAACGCGCTCGATTTCTTCCCGCCATCCCGGCTCCATCACCTCATCTGCGTCAAGGCAAATGCAAATATCGATGTCTTTCGGGATGAGCGCGATTGAAGCATTGCGGGCATGGTCGAAGCGCCATGGAGTGATACAGATGTCATACACCTGCACCCCATTCGCCTTCGCAATTTCGACCGTTTTATCGTCGCTTCCTGTATCGGCAATGAGGAGCAAATCCGCGTCTTTTGCTGACTTCGCCCAGCGCTCAATAAACTGCTCTTCGTTCTTTGTTATTGTATAGACAGCAATCTTTAATTTCTTTTCCATCTTTTTTCTGGCCCCTTCTCCAAAAAATAGATCCAAATATTGTGGGCGGTTCTTTATTAGCCACGGCATGG